TGCCGTTATTCCACAAACTGCCAGCGCTATGCAAACAGGCAAGTCGCGCCCATTCCGCTGTGCCAGCCAACGCAGACTTTACGACTGGCTGTTGCGTAACTATGTAAGCGCGATTAGCCATTGTTATTTAGTAGGTTTTTTTATGCCGTTAGACGCAACAATGCCTGACAATGTGCCAGTTAAAAACACAACAATTGTTGACATTAAGTCAATGAAGGCCGCGTCATTGGGGGCCTGTTTTTCAGGTTGCGAAATAAAAAGCAATCCGTACGTCATGCCTATAACTATGGTGCAAAAAACTATTGCGAGCAGTACGCCGACTGTAACGATCATGCGTGCGTGTAGTTCGTCAGCTGTGTATCTGTGTCGAGTCATGGTGTTATGCCGCATCGGTCAGGCACGTTGCAGTTATCTAACGTCATGTTTTTGACTCGTGACTTAACTGTAAGTGTGTTGTCGCGTGTTGTTTCGCAAGCGGTCAACATAAGGACTAGCGCAAACAACCCGTATCGCATTGCATTACGGTTCAATGACTGGCGGTATATAAACAGGTTGTATAAAGTTTTCTGTTTCGTAATCGTAAATATCGCCTAAACCAGCATAAATTTTGTTAGGTATGTTGTAAAAAGTTTCAACCCAAACGCCTTCGTAACGGTCAGGGTTTGCGTCTAAAAATTCTTTAGTAACAACAGCAATTTTTATTACGACGTTATTTGCGTCAATTTGTGCAAAATATTGTGTTGTCATAGTTAAGCCTTAAACCTAATTAGCACAAGACCTGACGACCCTGATCCTGTTGTGCTTGTTGTACCTGTTGACCCGCCACCGCCTGAACCTTTGTTTGCTGTTGCGTCTGAACCGTTTGCGTTTGCGCCTGACGCGCCTGCTCCCCCGACTGATGAACCGCCAGCCCCGCCCGTAGTCCCCCCGCCGCCACCGCCGCCGCCTGCAATAAAACTTGCACTACCGCCTTGAAACGCCGAAACGTCATAACCTGCGCCGCCGGCTGTGCCTACAGTTGCCGAAGTGCAGTTTGCGCCCGCTGCTGTTGCACCGCCACCACCAGCACCCGCTGCCGCCGATGCGTCACCACCCGCAAAACCAGTAACACCTGAAATGTAAGCAATACCGCCAACTGTGCCATCAGCTGCAAAACCGTTTGCGCCTGCACCACCGCCTGAACCGCCAGCCGACGCGCCGCTTACTAAACCAACTCCGCCTTTACCTGATGAACCTGTGCCACCCGCTGGCGCACTTAAACAAAACGCAGTTGAGTTAATTGATGAACCAAGACCCGAGTTAGGTTTGCAATTTGTTGAAGTTGCTTTGCCTGCTCCGCCCGCCCCAACATCGATTGCAAAAGTTGTTGCTTCTAAATAAATTTGTTGCGTAACAATTCCGCCTGCACCGCCGCCGCCGCCGCCATTTGAAGTTTGACCAGAATTACCGCCTGCTGATCCGCCACCAAGCAAAAGCACGTCAAACAAACCCGCTTTGCTAACTGTCAAAGTACCGTCAGTAGTAAAAGTCAAAAGCGTGTAATTTATGCCGCCAACCGTAATGCTGCTCGAAGTGCCGCCTGTAGCCGTGCCATATGTTGCGCCACTCCCTAAGTTAAAAAAAGTAAAAGTTGACGCCGACAATGCAAGTAAATAGCCGCCCCCATATTGCGCCAAAGCAAGCGAACCGCTTGTGTTAATAGTTACTCCCACTCCTGCAGTTACCGTACAAACGCCCGCGCCTTTGTTAGCCACCTGAATAACATCGCCAACAGTAAAGATCGAATTGTTTACCGTGATAGTTGTAGCGCCTGCAGCGTTCATAATTGTGCGCTTAGTTTCGTCGCCTGCAATTAAAACGTAACTAGCGGTCTTGTCCGATATCGGCAAATTTTGTATGTCGTTAAGTTGCGCGGCCGTCAAAACCTGACCAGCAACAAACGGAAACGGTGTTGTCATATTTGCCTACTTTACCCTAGAGCGTTGTCCGCGTTGATGATACCAAACGACAAGTCATCAAGTATCAGCTCATAAACAATGACGGTTGGCGACGTGTAATAAGTAACGCTATGCCCGGTGTTAACGCTGATCGTATGCTCAATGCCTTCGACTGCCAATTCTTGTGCTAACTCGGTAGTTGTCACGCCTGACGTAAACGATTTTTCAATCGTAATTGTGTCGCCTACGTCAATCACAGCCACCGTGTCACGTTGCGCGCTAGTCAACAAAGCAAACGACGTAGCCAAAGACGTGTACCGTGCCTCAGGTTCAGGGTCAAGCAAATAAACCGCCAAGTCAAGTGCGGCGCTGTCGTTATGCAAAAGGCTGTTAGTGATGCTGTAAGTCTGCACAAAATATTTTGTTTGACTACCAGCGTCGTCAGCGACCTGCGGATTGTTACTGCCAAGTATCTGTACAACTGCACGATTAGTTACCTGATCGGCCTCAAAAGTTATGCCTACGCCGTTGTACGGAATGTTTGTGCCGTCGTCATGAAAGTCCGCTACCGACGGTGTAAGCGTTGTGCCTAGTCGAGCGTCAAACACAAGGTCACCCGTACGTGACATGAACAGGCGACCCTGCTCAGCCTCGTTAACGTCAGACAAATAGCCAAGCACGTTTGTGCCTTGAGCGACCGTGAACGCCGCTGCACCGCCAAGCGTCTGTGTGCCTGTGGCAATGTCGCGCGTTAACGCTGGAAACGCAACCTCAGGCCGATCAAGTACCGCCGTGACTCGAGCGCTAGACAACTGCTCGCTGACGTTAAATTCGTCTAAAAATGTTTGCGCTAACAAATAAAAATCGTCTGCACAAAATACGGTCACGGTGTCAAGACCGCCAAGCGCAAAATTGTAATCAAAATTCACGATCACGCCGACAAAGAGGTACTCTTTGACGTTTAGCGAACTGTAACGCGATAGGCGCACTCGACGCATAGGTGCAAGACCCGGTTGGCTTAGCGGTGTGTCGTAGTACGGCGACTGTGTATCAAACGGGTTAAAAATACCTGCCGTGTCAAGCATATTAAACGACATAGTGCCAGCACTAAATTGGTCGCCCTGATCGCGTCGCCCACGTTTAACCGTAATGCTGTTAACGCCGTCAAGCACGCTCGCAAAATCTGTCGTACCGTTCAACACGTAGGTTGTGTTATTTAGCAAACCTTGCACCGGGTCGTCAAGCAAAAATGCGTCTTGAATAAACCCTGTGTCAATCTCTAAGTCATAGTTGCCACTAGCAACAACGGCTGTACCTGCCATTACGACGCAATCTGTAAGTCGAGTGGCCCGTTAGTGCGCTGGTAGGCCAGCAAACTGTTTAGCACGCTTTGCCCGATCTCGGCGCTAGTTGACATACCGCCTGTCACGTTTATTGTTACGCCACCGCTACTGCGCGCTGCGATGCGCTCAGCGTTGCCAAACGTAGTTAGACCGCCTTGTATGGTCACTAGGTCGCCAGAACCAGCACCAGTTCCGCCACCGCCGCCGCCGCCACCTGCTCGACCACCGCCACCACCTGAGCCACCGCCAATAATCGCTGAAGGCAAACTAGGCATAGTCGGCAAACTAGGTGTAATACTGCCCGTGCCACCCTCTCGAGCCTGCCCACCGCTAGTCGCAGCGCCACCGCCACCAATACGACCCAAGTTGATTGTCGGCAACTTGCCAATATCAGTAAACGGGTTTATCAAATTCATGCCGTCAATAATTAAGTTAATTGCACCGATAAACGAATTAGCAAACAATTCAAAACCAGCAATCAAACTGTTCAAAACAAAATTGACAACGTTGCGAAATCCCTCAAATTTTGTGTACGCAACTGCAAGACCCGTAACAAGCGCCGCAATGCCAATCGCAATCAACGTAAACGGGTTAGCGGCCATAGCAAAATTAACTGCCAAAATCGCTGTAGCAATAGCCATAATTGTGCTGGCAATAAACAAAAATGCTTTAGGGTTTTTTTGCGCCCAGTCAGCCATGCTTTGCAAATACGGCAACACTTTTTGCAACACGGGCAACAAACCTGCACCAATGCTTTCTTGTGTTTCAGCCAAACTA